AGCGTAAGCGACCCAAATATTTTCTAGTTAACGCGTGGAATGATTAACCACAAAGAAACTACTAGAAAACAATATACTATTTTAGGCATACACTGTAGAAACTTGCGACCCATGTAAAAAATCCTGTACCTAAGTAAGATGGACACATCTTACAAAGGTTCAGTATATAAAACCATGGTTAACAAAGTAACACAAATGTAAGATGTAAAACATCTCGCCTAGGTACAGATAAAGTATTTCTATACCCCCCTTCGGTCGCCGAAGAGTATCCTGTCTCTATAATGAGACTCTTACGATTTGAGTTTTAAGTCATCAAATAAGACTTTAAAATTATGAATTATGTAATATTCTATGATGTAGCTTGTGAATCTGACCCAATGATTCTAAACTGCAGACGGGTTGGGATAAACATACATAATTGGAGCTCCAACAAACAAACCTAGTTGAAAATCCTCCGCAATCGATATATACCTATCAAGACGGTACGCTTCTGGGAGAGTCCCATTAGGGATATCCACAGTTATCTGGTGTGCATGAGGCAACGACTGAGCAAATCTATTGATACGTCGAGCTGATTCAAAACGTTGTCCATATGTATAATACGGAGTTTCAAATTCCAATGATGGTTGCACATGACAACATGTTGCATGACTGCCACCTAAATTTGGTTTATCAGTCTGTTGTATAGCAGCTCTTCTAGCTCCTGTTAGAGCCGCATTCATATCATACCCAGTAAAAGAGTTGGGAGTACCAAATATATTAAGGCGTGAAACTGAAAGACTCACGGCCCTTGGTTGAGCTCGCGTTTGAGATAACATATACTTATGACGTAAACCCCCTCGTCTACCTACAAAGGCAGGAGTGAGATAATTGAGAAGTGTCATAGTACAAAAGTTATATCCACCAGAACCAACAGACCCTTGGGCAGTATCCTCGCCTGTTGCTTCCCAACCACGAAAATAAGGAAAATCATGGAGGTCAAGACTTACAATACGTGTGTTAGCCTCGGTGCCAAAATCAGCTGGCCAGTAAGAATTGAAAAACTGATACCGACGCAGTAACTCGCGAAATGAAACGATCCGTTCGCCCTGATAAACCAGGTATTGATTATCTTCCATTATTCCTTCACCAGCTGCAAAAGCTGGAACTTCATCAGATGAAGTTGGAGAGTTCGAAGCGTCAGTAGTAGTCGCCATAATTTCCGGAGCAACTTCTGATTGGGGTGTGAATACAGACAATTCAGCTAGATTGTTAGTGGTAGGAACGGCTACGGCAAAATCATCTCCCGCTGCTACCCAAACTTGCACTTTAACATCAGACTGAGTGGTAGATGGTGTTGCCAATTCATTTACAACATAAATTGAAATGGAACCATTATCACTAGATCCACCAGCAGCAACAGGAAATTCATCACTAACAAAATCCCCATCAGGGATGGATTGTATACCAGTATTTTTTGCCCAAGCACGGATATCGGCCCACTTCACTTCATATTCGAAATCACGATTCTCAGAGATATCAACCACAGTAGAGTATACTCGGTTATAAGGAATATCTCCATTGGGACTAGTTACAGGGTTATATACAATTCGCAATCGGCCACGGTGATATTCCGAACATACGACATTAAATCTAAACTTGATAGATCCTTGCCATGCCTCAAAAGGGGAAGCCCCAAAAGCCAATGCTGTACTATGAATTTCAGTTGCTGGTGCTCCGCTAACTATATCCCCATAAATGGGTGCTACTCGAATGGAAGTCAACAAAGCTTCAGCAGGGGCAATTTCAAACCAATCAAATGATCTCCAATAAGACCACCGTTGGCAAATGGATTTAATGGCCAACTCATCTTGCCCACCAAGTCCCATAACACGTGTATCTACTGACAATTCATTTTTGGAATCCAAAGACAATTTCACGAGTGGCTCGGGCGCATCAGAATTAGCCAAATTTCCCAAATACCGTGGGACATATGATCTAGTATCTTCCATGACCTGAGGCCTTGAATATCCAAACAACTTCGACAAATCACCAAGATTGGATGATAACATAGACGTAGCTTTTGCATATGGTGCAAGGACTGGGATCATTGATAAAGCGTCAGCAGCTTTGGCAATAGCAGATGCAGGTTTGCTAATTAAACCATTCGAACCAAATTCATCAGAGGTGGAATTATTACTCGCTTTTAGCATTCCCTTCTGACCTTTCCCATCCGCTTGTTCACTGAAAGGGAGAGGAAACCCCAATTCATCTAGTTCTGCATCAGAGATGTGACCCTGTTCACGAAAACCCACTTCCTTGACTCCCTTACGATCAGATCGTGTCAAAGGATAAGGCCTATGGAGAGGTGGTTCATCATCATTCGCAATTTCACCATTCCCGGGAAGTTGAACCAAAGCAGTCGTGGGCACTGATAGAGTAACATTCTCGGCCCAAGCAAAAACAGATATTGTAATAGGATCATTACCGCCGTTTGCATGTTTCAAAACGCTGAAGTCATGGATATCAATTTCACCCATATCCTCAGCCCATCCTGCTTTCGTGATATCTAAATAATTTTCATGCCAAATAAAGGGCAGCAACATCTCACCCCCTTGAGACGTTGTAGGATCAATGAGAATATGTGGCTTTTGTGAAGCCTGAATCAAATCTTGAGCGATAAAAGCGCGGTTAACAGTAACTTGATCATGCAGCACACATGGATTATATGATAGTAATGCACGCCCAAAATAAAAACCATTACCATTAACTAGCACTTTAATACGCAAATCGCAACGTAAATTACGATACCTGTTAATTTTATTCTGCACATCCGAATTTGCGAAGAAAGCAGACCACGGGTTGAAGCGTGATACCGACAACGCCGCCCCAGGAGTCCATGAAAACTCCCTGATCTTAACGGGGCGACTAAGAAACTCTCCCAATTGCGCATCGGAAAAGCCAGAAAGTTTTGTTGTTTCATCAGGTGAAGAAACGACATCATAGGACCACGGTACATCACCATCAATAAAATTTACAGTTTGTGCATGGGATTCCCGTGAAACTTTTGAGACAGTGTAAGCGGCGTCTCCATCCGCAACATTATTATTTGAATTAATATTTGTAGTAAGCAAATTTATTCACTTGAGATAAGGGCCCTGCTCAAGGCACTTTCCGCATGGTATTTTGCTGGATGACGAGTCCTCCCGTAAATACGGGTACTCCCACTGGGGGAATATCTACGTGTTGCAAGCCTATATTCCTAAAAATAATACCAAAAATATAAGAATATGGTAACCAATACAACACGACCATTTTAAACTTATACTACGGATGGTTCCGGAGTTGTGGATGAGTTTTACGTCATCCCAAGACTGGACATAACACTTTTTAGGAAAATTCAGACACAACAAAACCAGTGTCATATTTCTCCTTAAAAAGTGTAAGTCGATCATCATACGTGCGATCTAGTTCTTCACACATATGGGTAATACCAGCGCGCCTGGCCACGTTAGTCATTTGCGCCCGACGCTTTTCATACATACTACGACCATACTGCCACCATTCGCGCAATGCACCATCGATATTACCAGCCGATTGATCTAGTGCTGAAACCGCTTTAGACTTTAGAATAGTGTGCAAGGATTTAAAAATAGAGCTCTCATCCAAAACTCCATGTATATATCCAGTATCCTCATTGAGGAAATTATGTCGCTTAAGAAAATCAGCATCACTATCATTCATGTACGGAGTGGGTATTGATTCCTTATCAGGCATGGTGAAAACCATACCACGGTGTTTTAAAAAATCTGCATAGGAAATATGATTAAACCAATCACACCCTTCACGCACAGACCCTTTAACGTCATCGCCATAAGTCATTATGGCACAATTATGTCGAAATGGTTCAGGATTACCCTCATCAGCAGGGTACAAGTGGTAATACGCACATCGAAGCAAAAGCGAATTCACAATACAATTTACATAAACGGTTAAATTTTGACCCGAAGGGTTGGATCCCCTGTGGATCAATATATCACCGTTATAAGCAACGCAGGAAAACGCAATCTCTGTGCAAATACCACGCATAACCATAATGTCATCAGAAGTGTACTGGCCACATTCCTTGCCAATCTGAATAAGAACTTTAAAGGCAGCAATAATCAAAGATGCAGGCATCCTCAAATCATATTTACTGTAATCACCAGCAAGAATCCGGTCAGACCCAAATTTGCGCATATGTTTTGCTAGTAGGTCCCATTCAGGCCCCATGGCATTAACGCCAACTGCACACTCAGAATCTATAGGAAACAATGATAATATACGTGCAATTGGCAAAAAATACATCCTTACTAGCATCTGAAAGGCCCAATCTGCGGCCTGGAAAACCCGGACCTTAGTTTTCCCAATCTTAGTGGGTTCATCCTTGACACATGCCTTGAA